CCGCTGATCCGCCTCCGTTTCCGTACATAAGTCCTACACTTAGTCCTGCATCTTCCATTTCGCCTCTTTGTGCTTTAAAATTGGTGTCTTTCCACATTTGTAAATTTCGTCTATATTCAGCGTCTGCTGCTTGTTGCCCATAGTTGTATTGTAAACCCATTCCTTCCTTTTCATACTCCCATGCTTGTTGCATTAGTCTCTGTTGGTTTTTGAATCCGTTATTGTTTTTTTTAAATAGACCACCTAGTAGTCCTAGACCACCGCTGATTATTGATCCGATTCCTCCGGTTACAGCACCTGCTAATCCTGAGGTCGCTGCATCTGCTAAAGTTGCTCCTAATCCCATAATAATTAATTTTTACATTCTTCGCGCTTACTTTTGAAGAAGCGCCACCTATATTTACTTGATATAATATGCTATATGCGTACTGCGCTTTTTTGGCTTTAAAAAGCGGATATAAATATTTACATCCGCCCTTTTCGCATATAGTGTTCGTAGTCGTACCCGGCTAGTTGTCTCTAGTTGGATTTGGTTCAGTTACTCCTCCTTCGGTTTGACCTTCTGCTGCTTTTGGTGCTTCGGCTTCTCCTTTTTTGAGGTATTCATTCAATTTGTAATTATTAACTCTATCCATTGCCTCCATAGCTAAAGACCACTTGTCTGTTCGTATGTTGCAATCTTCTCGTACTCCTGCTTGTTTAGGCGTATAGATCATAGGCGCTCCGTCAGTTAACGGTTCGTTTTCGTCGAGAATTCTTTGGATCTTTTTGATCAAGGTTTCACCTTTTTCTGTCATCTCGATCATTCCGGCAAAGTTGTTTATTCTTATTTTGTTAATTCTTTTCATGATTATAAGAATGGAATTTGTTTAGCACTATAGTTACCTCTTCTCGTTGCCTGTACCACTGTTTGTACCCAGAAATTCTGACTGTCTATTGATGTATCTGCGAAGATCTCGATGTATTTCTGTGGGTCAATGTATGTAGTTAGGTCTTCGATCGTGTTTTTATCACTTACCTCGTAACGTCTGTTGAGCACCATAAAATCTAATGCTTCTCCTGCTGCAAAATCTCCGAATGTACGGTTATAGTTGGTCATATAATCGATCCAGGCTACAGTTTTGTTAGCGGCTAGATGTTTAAGACTATTGAGGGTTGACGCTCCGTCGTATACGGATGTTTCTCCGACCATTTGTTCCTGGATCAGGTCTTGGTATCCGATACCGTCTAGTGCAGGTTTATGCAGGTCGTCGATTGTTTGTAAATTTAAATCAAAGTCGTTGCCTTGCGAGTAGTCGATCATCGGTGTGATAGCCATTAATCCCATGATGTATCCAGGCTCTTCACATTGATAATGTATATGTCCGTTATTGATTGGCTTGCCTCCTCTTCCGATCGCTGCAATGTCTCCAAGTGGTTGGCTACCGTATTCTGTTTCTGTTGCACTTTTTGATATCACTTCGTCGAATTCGATATATTGAGTCATACCTCCGATAAACACAGGTGTTTCTGGTCTTTCAAGATATTTGCCTGCTGTATATACTGTTTCCAACCAATCTCTGTATGTACCTCCGGATACTGCGATCCTGTTCAGCATGTTGTAGACTTTCTGCTGTAGATTCAGTGCGTCCATTGTCAACTTTCCATCATTGGCTGTGATGTCGATACTTGTTAATTCTGTGATACCTCCGGCTCCGTCGATCCAATCTGTTTGTATCCAGTTGTTAAAAATGTCGCTATCATATGTTTTTAGCAGCATTCCTCCTAGTCTATTAGTTTGCGATGTTATCAGGTCATCAAACATATTTACCAATTCTGCTGATCCGTTGTTGGCCTCGTTTAGGTTTGATGCGTATAGGATTAGTGTTTCGTTTCCTTTTTTATGTAGGATTACATCTCTGATTTGATCGAGTAATTTTAGGTCGTATTGACCTAATTCGGTTTTTATGAATTTTGCTGTTTCTTTTGTTGTGAAAAATTGCAATATTGTTGCGTATGGTTCAGCCGCCACGTTGTTTAGGGTGATTGTGGCTGTTTTTGCATTTTGTGTTAGTTGGTCTAATGTTTTATAGTGTAATGATCCACTTTCCATTGTTGTCACTTTTATGCTATGCCAAAAATTTGTGTAATCAGTTAGAATTACACCGGCTGTTATAGTGGTTGTTTTTGTTGCATGTATGAAATTTGTATTTTTTCCGATAATATATATTCCGTCATTTTCATTATTATATGTCTTTGTAAGGTTGAGTTTTACCTCTCCTGCTCCTTTCAACATGTAAAATTTCTTTTCTTGTGTGTTTGCGAAGAAATTCTTGAATATATCAAGATACATGAGTAGAGGTACGCCATTTTTTAAAACTCCATTTGTTGCGCTTGCTCCTGTTCGTCGTGATTTACTCCATCCGAGGTATTTATACAGAGCCGATGATGAGATGTTTGTTTTTGCTTCAGTTGCAGTTCCGTACGTTTTTGCGTGCATCATAGGTAACTTGATATCACTCATCTTCATGCCTATTCCTGTTCGATTGTTGTGTAACCAACTGTTGTATAGCCGGAAACCTCCAAAGAACATGAAGTGTTGTAGTTTGAATGATCCGAATAGTGGCCCTAACGTTGGTTGGCTCAGTGTTTTGTTAATTAAGTTTATATCGATGATATCTCCCTTTTGACAGATTATTTTACAGAATGGTACAAGCATTCCTACACCGATTGAACTTCTGAATACTGTTGATATATCATGAGTAGACATATCGTAGTCTCTCATTGCGACCTTCATTTTATTGTTGTCGCCTAGTGTATTTTTACCTAAAGTTTTTACAACTGTCATAATTTATTCCTCTTTTTTATTTGATGTTTTTTTTGTTTCTTCTTCCCATTGATCCGCCTCTTTGCAGGCATAGATCAGTGCTGCTACTAGATTCCAATCCGTTGCGTCGATTACTTTTTGGGCTTCTTCTTCTGATTGAAATACTTGCTCAGTAGCCAAGTGATTACCAATAGTAATGATAACGTCATTTGATTCTGCGTCTTTTTTTCTGATTTTGAATGCTTCTTTTAAGTCCATGATTTTTATTTATTTGGGTTAATATTGATTTGTGTACTATCAACTGAGCTAGTTGATGTTTGTTCAGTTTTTTGAGTACTGTTACTATTATTTTTACTGACACTTAGTGACATAGTACAACTTTGCGCTGTTAGTACTGCTGCAATACTGATAATTGCAGTGCAAATGATTTCGATAATCTTGTAAATGATCTTTTTTTTATCCATCTTTAAATAATTCTAATTGTAAATGTTTACACCATTCTTTATATACTTTTTCTCTGTTATAAACTATGTTACATAATAGCCTCCTTTCTTTTTTAATGAATATGTAATGTTTTTGTATTTCATCATCGATCATTTCGTACCCTTGTATTTCTTCATCCGTATGGCTGTTATACCATACGAATGATTTCATTGCCTTGAATGTATCGAATTTTTTTTCACCAATACTATATATCGGTCTCCATTTTGCATTCTTTTTCATTTTTTGGCATCATTTTATTAGTTTCTACCACACACACGAGTTCGTGTGTTTCGTCGTTGTTTGATTCAATTGCTATACCTAGCGCTGTTTTGTAAGTCCATTTTGATTCTAAATTAAATGTTAGAATTTGGTTACTTTTTTTCTCTCTTCTGATAATTGTCCAATTTGTTGCCGCCATAATTTTTAAATTTTTATGTTCCACGTGGAACGGTTAATACTCTTGTTTTTTTGAACACTACAAAGATACGTATATTTTTTGATTCTCCAAATTTTTTCTGATTCTTATAACATTTATTAACTACTAGCTTTTTCGGAGCTTATAACATTTATTAACTACTAGCTTTTTCGGAGCTTATAGTTAAATCCCGTTAACATTTCTAAGCTTGAAAATGTTAATTGTATTTTAACATAGCGCGAGCGACAAATACAGGGTTCTAGGGCGTTGCCCTAGAGCGTTAGCACCTTGATATCGCCAAAGGCGCACACCACGGCCTCTGGTCGGGTGCACGCCTGTCCTTAATCAGGTATTGTAGGTAGCTGTCCTTCTGTTTTTCTCTACCTTTTCCTCCCTGTAAAATTAAAATAAAGCCTGCTGCATAGTGTAGTCCGTTCGTTACGGACAGGACGTTTTCGTGAAACGAAAACTAGAAAGGACAATACTCTGCTGATAAGTATTGATACATGATATCTTCTTCTTCTCTTCTGATTTGTCTTCGTTGTGCTTTCTTTCTGTTTGTCAGATTTTGTAATTTTGCCATCTGGTTGATTGCTTTTTTTCTTTCAATTTCCTCGATATTATCATTATGTAAGCTGATTCCATTTTCATTTTTTTCTTTGAGTAATCTTTCGTAGTAATCTTTGTTTACCGTGTTAGCTCCTATTACTTCGAATCCTTTTACCCATTTTACTCCTTTATCTTCGGCATATAGCCATAACAATTGCCTTTGATCATCTGTATATATGGTTGTTTTGTAGTATCTTGGTAATGGTAGATCTTGCCCGTTATGTGCTTTATATGTAATAATTGTTTTTTCCTTATTCCATCTGTGTTTTAGTTGGTTTTCCTTTGCATAGTTTGCTCCAAGCCCTTTGCTACATAGTACTATTGATATATAATCAGGGTTGTCTTCATCTTTTTTTGTCATGTATTTTGATACATAGTTTATTGTTTTTTCATTAACATATCTTCCGTAGTATTTGTATCCGTCTATCCAATTTTCGTATAATAGTTTTGTCAGTTGCCATTTGGTCTGTCCTTCCCTTGCATAAAATAGTCCGTGTAGGTGTATTCTTCTTGTATTGGTATGTCCTTTTTCTGTTACACACCAATGTTTCACTGATTTGCCTGTTTCTTTTCTGATTCTTTCTAAAAACAGTCTGTGTATTTTTGTAATTATCTCGTTATCTTGTGATCCGTCATTTTTAAATCCATATTTTTTACAAATGTATTCATATCTTTGTGGAGATACTGTCCCTGTAAAAAACACTGCATGAGGTGTTTCTTTTAGTTGTTCGTAGTTTCTGATTCTCCACTCCCTTCTCTTTTTTTTACGACATTCGAAGCAGTGCCCACATTCTACCTCTACGTATCTGAATCTCTCGTCTGTACACACAGGCGGATTCCACCCATTCTTCCGATTAGGTAGAAACCGCTTGTTTAATACTTTTTTAGTGAAGTAACACATATTACTTGTTTGGTTTTCTGATTACTTTTTCCAGTCTCTTGAGTAGAGATTCTGCTTGTTTGAACCTACTCAGAGATTCTATTATCTCTGACAATTGATTGATTCCTCCGTAGATCCATTCTCTAAGGTTTTTTTGGTTTTCGTTGTCTAGATGTCCTTTTCCGAGTTCATAATCTTTTGCGATCTTGTCCACCATAGCTGCTGCTTGTTCTTTCGCTGCTTCAGCAGACATTCTCTTTGTTATCATGTCGTAGTAGAAATTCTCTACTTCTTTTTGGATCTTTCTTGCAGTGTTGTAGTTGACGTCTACGATCGAGTCTTGTACGGCTCCTTCTTTTTGTAATAACGCTATCTCCGACACTAGTTTTGCCACTCTTTCCTCTTGAGTTTCGTCCAGATATTTTGTGTTTAATGCCTCTTGCTTCCATAGCTCGATTGCTTTTTTTGCATTGGCTGCTGCTTCTGTTATATTACTTTCTGCGATGTTTTCCTTACTCAGTTGGATTCTATTCTCAATCTCTTGCCACTTATTGTTCAATTCTTGCCCTTTTGTGTCTACTCCTGCGATTTTATTCGCCTCGGCTAATGTTTTGGCTGTTTCGGCGCTTGCAAGCTTGTTTTGCGCCTCTATTTGCTTTAGTTGTAATCCCATTGCTTGTTGTTGCAGTGCTACTTCTACCGGATTGGTGTTTGGTGCGCTTGGTTGCGTTGCTGTTCCTCCGGCTGTGCTTGCCGCTGATCCGCCTCCGTTTCCGTACATAAGTCCTACACTTAGTCCTGCATCTTCGGTATTTCTTTTTTTTCGTTACTTTCTGACTTTTCTTGCAATTGTTCAGAAAGAATTTTTTCTATTTTTTCATTCAATTTTTTTAATTCTTCCAACACAGTTTCTATTGTTGGCTCGCTCTTTTCTTCCTGATTTAACAGCAGTGCTTCAACCAATCCCTGTCCTGTTGGATATCGCTGTCGGTCTCTTTGATCAATCACATCAATCGCTTCTTGAGATAATCGGAATGCTCGTTGTATTTTAGCCATGTTTTTCCTCCCTACTACAAACTTTTCTAATTCTATTTTACTACTTCTGAATTTGAATATCTAGGTTACTTTAGGTTACCCCAACATAGTTTGCCGGTAGCATTTGTATAGCATGTAGTACCAACTGTATAGCTTCCTGCTAACATTTGTATAGCACATGGTACCAACTGTATAGCTTCCTGCTAACATTTGTATAGCATGTGGTACCAACTGTATAGCTTTCTGCTAACATCTGTATAGCACATGGTACCAACTG